CAAATACTTTAACATTAGCTTCTGACGAATAATGTGCGCCGGGTATTTCTACACAAAGTTCGTGTATTTTTCCAAACGGTGATGCTACTGGGGTACCGCCAATCACTCTTAATCTATCGCCTACTACATATCCACTTCCGCCTGTAAAGGTAGTAGTGCTTGTTGTAGTAGGTGTTTCTGTGATTACATTACCAGTTGAAGTAGTAGTTGTACTTACTGCTCCAGAGCTAACAGTGGCAGTAAGCCCTACAGGATGTGAACCTGTTGTTGTAGTTGTAACGCCGGATGCATCAGATTCTGAAATATATGCGTTTGCTTCTAATCCTAGTTGTTGGAAACTTCTCACAATGTGGAAATCTAATACTTCTTTATATACTCCGCCTCTACATCCGTCCCTAAGGGTAATTGGCGCGACTGAACAACTACTTACTGCTACTGCTGCTTGACCGTTAGAGGAAGTTACTGATGTTGTATAGCCAAAGCCGCCGGAGCATTCAATTTCTTTTAAAAATGCACTAGGCTTTCCAGGAATTGTAATAGACTTATTATTAATAATAAATTGGTCGCCTGGTGTTAAACCTTCTGCATCTGCTTCCGTGAAAAGTATTTTAGGAGTAGGTCTAGTAATATATGCCCGGACGTCTGGACCAGCAGGAATATAATCATATGTTCCATCTGGGTTAACAACTTTGATTTTAGGTGTTAAAACTATACAGGGGTTTACTGTCCAATCACATTCAATTGCAATTGGGCTGTCATCATCGAGAAGTGTCTCTGGTGGTGTTAATCTTCTTGAGAACGAATCTGGGTCTAATCCTCTATTAAATGTTGAAGAGTCAAAAACAACGCCGCCTGGTATAATAGTTGGTGGGCCTGCAGGTGTAGATGTAAATACCTTTGTTTTTCCACCTGGGGTAAAACTTGAACTACCGTCTGTTGAACTTCCTGGATTAAAGATATCTTCGGTGGCTCCCAGTGTTGAACTACCGCCGAAGCCATCTGTTGAACTACCGCCGAAGCCATCTGCACTAAATTCACTCGACGAGCTTGGGCTACTAAGATTTTGTAAGTCATAATTACTACTTGCTATTTGTAATAGTTGATGTATTACAGAAATATTTTTCATTGTACCGGAGTTTGCCAAATGACTCGAACCCGGGTACTGACTTAAATTAAGTCCATTAATTCCTCTATTAGGAATTGGAATAGGTTTTCCAGGAGGAGCACTTAAAGGAATTACTCTGCCGCCGGAAACACGTTGTAAAGTATTGTTTACATATCTATTACTAGTTAAGTCTGCAGACCTTCCTATGTTTTGTGGGTTTACAGTTTTTACTGTTTTCTTAAACACACTAGGAACATGAGTGTAGCCTGCCATTGGAGCAGCACTAAATCCACCGTAGTTGTGTACATATCCAATACCGGAACCATAAGTAGTTGTCTTGTTCCAGCCGCCTCCACTAAATCCGCTACCGTATCCGCCTCCGATATTAATATTAACAAAGCCTGCTTGAGTTTTTGGCTTTGTAGTAGGTTGTATACTAGGCTGATATATAGGCGTCTGTGGATACCGATAGTTTGGAGCAGCCTGGCTGCCTCCTTGATAATTTCCTGCAGGAGTACTAGGTCCAACAGGAGTACCTGTATTTGTTGTTGTTGGATAACATATTAGATACCTGTAAACACTACTGTCTTTACCTATTTTAATAGTTAAATACGAACCAGCAGCACTTGGATCAAAATCAAACTCCAATACACCACAGTGACTGATCTTGTCACCTACCTGAGTGAAATCACTTAATTGATATTGATAGTTACCGTAAGGTCCTTGATAACCAGTATTAGTAGTAGTTAAGCCTCTTGAAGAAGTTATTTTATCTTTTTCTGCCTGGGTTGCTTTTCTAGTTTGACCTTGGTTAGTTGATGCTACTGTTCTACCACTTTGTCCTCGAGAAGTATGTGTCTGTATTGCTTCTAATCTATCAGCGGCACCATCCATGTCCATTATAATTTTTACTTTACCTGCAACTGGAATACTATAGTGCCAAAAATCATTTTTGCCAGTGTGCCCTGTATTTGATGCTGTAGTAGACTGTTCCTGGAATTCGCACTTTTCAAAAACCATAGGTGTTGGTGGTGTTGGTGGCGCTTTTTTACCAACAATGATAGATACTTTTTGTTTGTTGATTCCGCCGTGTCCATCATTTGAGTCGTAATACCATACATCAGTTCCGCTATATCCGCTATTAGGAGTGTATGTAAAATCTCCATTACTTGATAAAGACACTGTGCCGTATGCTGGTGTTGACGCATTAGTTGCTGTTAACGGGAATCTAGCTTCGCCTGTTCCACCTTGTAGTCCAGTGCCTGTTGATGTAAATACAGTACCAGGATTATTATCTGCTGCACCAATTGTTGTAAAGTCAGTATCACCTGTAGTCACAATAGTGTATTCATTTCCTACTATAAATGCACCTTCAGTGATAAGTCCTGCAGAGTCATTTGTCAATACGTTACCATTTACCACTGTTTCATACGCTGTACTAAAATTATCGTCTAATCCGTTACCAGGTTGATTAGGTACCTGGTCTGGACGTGGAGGTTGTACTATAATTAGCTCGCCGCACGGAGAAGGTGCAATGCTTACTGCTGTTCCAGTAAGTATCGGGGCACCAGTATTATTGTTAGGCTTAATATGATTAGAACTTTTTGGGTTGCCGCCGTTTCTTACAATGTTGGTTGCTGTTAGTAACCTATTAAACATTGCTCCGGGTCCTGATGGCAAAGGCTGTGGACTTGCACTAGGTGCTTTAATTGGTCCATGTCCAAATCCTAAAAATGAAGTAAGAGAATTTCTAGCACCTATACTCGAATTTGGTTTGCCTGAGCCGCCCATTCCAGCGCCGCCTTGTGGGAAAACGGCAGTTCCAATTCCACTACCAATAATATTTTGCATGGTCGCGGATGGAATAACTGGGCTAAATGGTGTTGTATTTAATGTTTTCGTTCTATTAGATACTGCACCACCACTAGCGATTGTTCTTGGTCTAGATCTTCTTTTTATTGGTACGCCGCGTCTATTTTTATTAAAACCAATCTTAGCAGTACGTTGTGGATTTACTGTACTTATACCCGTAACTGTTAAGTTTTTCTTACTGAGATTTCCTAAGTTTGTTACTCGAGGCAACGAACCACCAATTTGATTTGTTGTGAGTCCACCAGGTCCTTTCATTGGATATCTTAACATCGGAATACTCATTGAGAAACTTCCTTGATACGATACATATGCTGCACGAGCTTGAATTGCATCATTCAATGAATCAATCATTCCATCTAAACTGTTTATGTTGTCAATTTTAATATTAGAATTATTTAGACTAATTTTGTCGTGGTCTAGTGTTGTTACAATACAATTAGCAGTGCCATCATTTACATTAACGTTTGCTACATCTGCAAAAGGAAAACTGTTCCATACTAATATAGTATTTGCACTAGGTACATTTTTAACACTGTATACACCGTTATAAAATCTTTGCGTTGCATTATGTATAGCAATATTTTTACCTGCGTAATCATTACTCAGTGTATGATCACCGTCTGTGGTAATTTTAAATTCTGAAGTTAATACATTACCTGTTGTAGGACCTGTTGTTACATATGGAGTATCAATTATAAATGTATTAGATGATGCACCTTCAACTATCCATTGTCCACTGTACATACCAGCAACAATCTTTACCATCTCGCCTGCTACTAATCCGTGATCGGTTGCTGTGATTGTTGTTCTATTAAAGAATCTAGCAATAAGGTTAGCACCGTCGATTGATGATCCTTGTGCTGGTTCATTAATTGTAAATGTTCCATTTGTAAGATTGACATTAGAAACATTATAATTATTTCCAAATAGTGCTGTAGTGTTAGCACCAGCAAACCCTACTGTGCCGCCAACATCACTATCCAGCATCTGTAAATCTGTAGTAATTGTTACTGTCCCTGACGCATCAGCGGCAGTTGCTTCTGCCATTGCAAAACTGCTTATGCCAGGTGTAATATTAGATATCGGTTTTACAAAATTTGGTCCAATACTACTAACCGTTGATTCCATCATTGCAACTGGTGTAATATTACTTAAACGTACTTGCTTTTGGTCTACTACTTGCTCGTTAACCCATACAACAAATTTATTATCTATTATTGCATCTTTAATTGCTATGTGATAATCTAAGAATCTTGTTGAGTCAATACCACTTGCAATTTGGTTTTGATCTGTTGTTTTATTAAACAATGAATCTGTTGTGTATAAATGTGCTGTTAAATCATTTTCTTCTTGTTCAACAAACTGCACAGCACTAACAAATTCTTTAAACTTATAAACATTCCAGTCTTCGTTTTCAGAAATAGCAACATGGACTAGATCATCTTTTTGAGGATGTATTAAAATTTCTCCTCTAAACATATCGCCAATACTAGGAATATCAAAACTGCTATAGTCTACAGTTGAACTATTAACGTACCCAGCATTTGGTATGCTTGTATACTTTGCATCAGTTATACCAGTGTAATCTACAAACTTAGTTGTAGGCCATAAATTTTCTTGCCTCTCGCCAATTGGCTTTTTAAGGAATCTCGAAGTGTCGTCTATGTCAATTAATATTGTATCATCAGTTTTAATATCTGGTGTAATTTCGTGTAGTCTTTTTATACCTGTTGTAATAGCAATATTATCACGTGTTGCTACCTTAATATTAAGTGTAGAATCTGGCTTGTCATCAAAGTACGATGGCTCAAAATTAATTGTAGGTTGTTCTATTACATAAACATTTGCGTCATTTGTAATACCGCCTGTAGGTAGATCTTGTACATTATATATTGTTAAGGTAGATGATGTAATATCAAATTTTTGTTCTATTGGAGAGTTAGTTAATTCAAAACCGTCAACAAAAACATTTACATAAGGATATGAAATATTATCAATCTGTGTTATGTTGTCGCTACTGATAGTACCGTTTAAAGGAACATCAACCTTTCCTCTTATAACTGTATTTCTGTCTGCATTTTGATTACCAGCAGTAGCCCCTGAACCAGTAACTTTAAAAGGTATGATTTGTCTGTCACCTTCATCATATGTCCAGTAAGACGAATCAACTTCTTCGTTGTTTACTTTAACAGTGATATCACTTGCAGTAGTTGCACCTGTGCCTTTTGTAGGATGGTTGCCAACTGAAGCAATTGCATATCGCTGTGTAGGTTGATATCTTCCTGCTGTTAAGTTAAGACCAGATAGTGTACTACCTTGTTCTGTTAATATAAAGTCTGTGCCATGTAATGTTAAAATACTTTGTCTAATAATAGCATTAGCGGCAGTAGGGTCTGTTCCTATTCCTTCCCAGTTTGGATCTTGGATCTCACTTTCAACTACATTTGCAGTAATATGAGAATTAATAGTTGCGTTTTCGTTGACAAGTGTAGCAATGTTTGCTAAACTAGTAATACTGCTTACATTTAAATCAACAGGGCCAATGTTTGCATTACCTGCACCAGCGCCAACTGCTGTGATTCTTAAATTAGTTAATGTCAATCCTGCAATGTCTGAGTCTGCTACAGGTGCTGTACTTGTTGTAGAACTTGTACTAAACTGTGTGTTAACATTAGCAATAGATATATTACCTGCAACTACATTTAAACGTGCGGATGCTGTTGTATATCCTGTGCCGCTATATATAACGTCAATAGATGATAACGTGCCGTCTGAGCCTAAGTATGCTTTTGCTGTTGCCTGTGTTCTATTCTTATCAGCAGTAGCCGGCATAGCAATTTCAATAGTTGGTACATCGTGGTATAAATGTTCTGTTGAGATTATTTCAATGTTTTCGATAGTACCAGTAGTATCTTCAGGGAAGGCTAAAGTAATTAACTGAGGATCATGTTTAACATCACTTCTGTCTAATTTAAGTTCAATGCTTTGATCGTTTTCTAAATCACCGAAGTCGCCAACTTTAATTGCCCACTCGTCATATACAGTTGTTTCACCTTGTATAATGTTTTTACTTTTAGAAAGTTTACCTAAACTAGGTAGTGTGCCTTTACTTTGTAGCATACCTTTATAGAATTCAAACTGATCATCATCTTCTAATTCTAAGTTGTTTAGATATTCTCTTTCTTGGTATCCGAACAAACCACGAGCTTGTTCATAAATTTGTTTCTCAACTGGAATAAATCCTAGTTCGTGATAACGGCCTAAACTTTGTGCCATGTTATCTAAGTTAGGTCTTAGCTCATTATCTTGAATTATAAAACCTTCTGAACTAAATAAGCCGCTCCAGTTTGCTGTTCGCTTACCTTTAATTTTAAATCTTCTTTGCCCCTGACTGTAAACTGGGTCAAACAATATGTCGTTGAACGCTGTTATATTATCAAAAACTAATGCATGTTCAATTTCTTTAGTAAACAACAACGCACCATAAATTTGTATTCCTGCTGGTGGTGTTATTTCTATACTGTTTCCTAGTCTAACTATTTCGCACTCAGACGGTTGTATTGCTCTACCATCTTGATCAATAAGTGTAAACTGGTTTTTGTCTACTCGCTTCATTTCAGCAACCATTCCAGTTTTACTAGTAAATCTAACTGTTGTTGCCAATGGACTTAGTTCAAGTGTATTATTAGTTTCCCAGCCGCCTGCTACCCAGAATAAGAATTGCTTAACAACATAGTTCCAGTTTCTAACATCTGCTATCTCTGTATCAAACTCGCCAAACGTAAAGCCAATTGATTCTTGGTATGCACCTAGGCCTACAATAACATCCACAACTTTCTGGAACGTTGTATATTCTGTGCTATAATCAACTCTGTCAATAAATGGTAAACTATCTAAATAAAGTACACCCTTAATTGCACCGGTTTGAGGTAACCCAGGAAGCCTTTTCCAAAAAGATGAAGTAAATACTGGAGTGCCTGTAACTAGTGTTGGTGCCTGGTAGTAAGCATTATTGTATGCAACAATTGTATTCTTTTGATATGATGTTGCTGGTTCCCAGTTAATAAAGGAAACTGCTTCTCCACCTACCTCAACTGAGGTTGTGTTACCGTTAAAGTCCCTTCTTAAAACATTAAAGTATCCAGCATTTTTATCAAAGCCTTTAATTTTATATCCATTAGCAGTTTTTTGTATGCTAAGACCTGAATAGAAATTTCTATTTTTATATGGCGAAGCATGTACAACAACGTCTACATTCTCCTCTGGTATAATTAAACTGTTACTTGTAGACGTTAGTCCTTGTTGATCTGCTTTAACTATTAATGTATCTTTATCTGTAAATCCTGCAACTCTGTGTGCAAGTTTTATATTAACGTTATTAAGTTTGTCAGCATAATCTGTAGTTGTATTTAAATTTTGATATGCTAACCAACTGTGTATAAATTGTGAATAGCCAACATTAGTAATAATATTGCCTGCTTTGTTTACAGCACCGTGTACACAGAAATGATCTTCTGATCTAAAGTCAAATGGTGTTCTATCTACTTTATTAATAATTTTAGTTGCATCAAGTACAGGTGATGTGTTACGCAATGGATCTGAGAACAGTGTTATAAACCTTCCTGGTTGTGATAATAGTTTTGCTTCTGCAACTGCAAAAGGATATCCTACACTGTACTTCCATGCATTCTCTACAGGAGCACCGTCACCAAATCTCCATGGTGCTTGAATCTTATCTGCATTACTGCTAGGAGTAACAACTAAAGAACTTGATAATGCTATAATACCACCAGATCCTACTGTAGTTCCTGTATTGTTTGTATTTGCTGATACAGGAGTAGAATAGTAATGTGGTTGGTAAGTATTAGTACTATCTTCAGTTCCGCCTATTGCATAAGGGAACATAGGAGCGCCTGTGTCGTCTTGTGTTGCAACATAAAAGTAAATTGGTGTAGTTGGACTCTCTGGTGTAACTCCCCAACGCATGTTATATTTTGCTATGTTACCTTTACTACTATGTCCTACATATCCTGATATTCCGCCTAACGCCGTATTCCAAGTATAGTCTTGTACAAACTCACCAGTGTGAGACCCCATTGGTCCTGTTGTTCTCTGACCTGTTTTTAGTTCAAATGCACTCTTGATATTTGTAATAGTGCTGTCTGACACTTGGCCATTATTATTATAATGAGCATACCCATATGGTCCGTAAATAGGTAGTCCATCAAAAGACCACCCTACTATTGGTGAGTGAGATGCTGTGTCCCATGCTGTAAGACCAGCACTTGCAGGAGTAATAGTATAAACTGCACCTTCGGCAATTTCGTTTCTGTATGTTCTAGTATAGTACCATTCGTTTTCAGTGTTCCATGATTTAGTGCTAGTAGGATTATTTAGAGGTGTTCCGTTTGCAGTAATTGCAATAGTATAACTTGTTACCGCTGTATTTGTTTCTTGTAAAAGTACACCAGCATCAGATAAATTAACAATATCGTAGTTATATAGTTGATAATTTTTTCTTGTTGTTATATTGTTAACAAAAATGTAAGGTGTCTCAAGGCCGTCAAAGCCTTCTGCAAACCCTGTCGCAAACTGAGTGCTAGAACTTGCTCCGCCAACTGTACCATCGTAATCCCAAAATGTTCCTGCTTGAGCCTTAGTGGCAACATTACCTAAATCAAATGCATCAAATAAAACTCTCAATGCTTCTACTGAACCATAACTTACATTAATGCCGTTAGGCTGTCCGCCTGTACCTGTTACATCTACAAATACATCACTTACTAAAGTATTACTAGGACGAGCGTTTGTAAATGTTTCAACTCTTGATGTGCTACCAGTACTAGTAATTTGTCCTGGTGTTAATAATACGTTAGTAAAATCAACTGGTAATAAATCTAATAAGCCAACTCTTCTCCATGGATTATCATTTAAATATTGTCCAGAAGTAAAGTTTTCTCTATCGCCCGAACGTATAATACCTTCCTGTAAGTCTTTCCACATTGCTTCGTTTGACTTAGTAAAGTTTGTACCGTATTGTGAATCCCAATATGATGGCTTATATTTAAAACCTAACATTTCCCACGGGTGTGTATGAGGTCTTACTGTATCGTAATAATATTCAAACCAGCCTTTCCAGTGTCCTGGTAAATCATTACTGCCTCTGTAGTTCCATGTTGTTGTTTTAGCAGCATCGTAAAATTCATTTGTTGAATGATCAACATCAGATACTTTAGCCCAATTTGTAAAACTGTTTCTTAATAAGTCAGCGTATTCTCTTGCTGATTGATTAGTTGTTCTAAATGCTCCTGATCTAACATCTCCTACACTTAACTTAGGTAAACTATCAGTTGATCTAAACTGCTGTGCTGTTGAGTTATATAATCTTGTTTCAAATTCTAATAGTACGTCATCCCTAACATCACCTTTAAGTAATGTTTTACTGCCGTCATGTCCTACTATTAATTGCATTGGAGTTTCAAAACTATTATCTGTTTCTACACACGGTGTGTATAAAGGATATATCCCCATTGTACTTGGAGTAGGTGGACATTCAGCACTGTCTCTATCTTTATCATATAACTTAGATACAATAGTATCAGCCAATGATAATGATTTAGTAACGTTTACAGTAATAGGATTTGTAGTTGAAATAGTATAATCTTTTCCAACCGTTAATAATGACTGGACGCCAGTTGAGCTATCTATATGATAAACTAATAAACTATTAGTAATTTCATCTAAGTCTGAATAATCATTAAGTGTATAAACTGTTGAATTAATATCTGCTACATCAAATTCTTGCTTTAAATAGTTGTCTCCAAACGGCAAAATATAAGTTGTGCCAAAAACATTTTTACCTATACTAAAAGAAATTAGGTTGCGTAGTACTTGTTCTAGTATATATTCTTTACTAAGATTAGCTGTGTCAAATTTGTCGTAATACCCTTGAATTTCTTTTACTAATCTTGCTCTGTACTTTTCGTACTCTCTTCCAGCAAATCGTAATCCGTCAACTAAATTATGAGGTTGATCATCTAATGCAAAAGCTGCAACAATCAAATCCTGATCTGTTTGTACAATGTCTTTAGCATGTACAGTGTCTTTTGCTGTGTTAGAAAAGTTGTTCGAACCTAATGCATTACCTGTTAACCCATCTTGTCTTTCAATATATCTTTTGAAATGAGACATGTAATCGGGTTCAGCAATAATTTCAATTTCATTGTTAAATGGATTTGCTTTCCAGCTCAACGGTATTTCATATCTGCTATCTGTAATTTTAGATATACCTGAATCACTTCCTACTTCTATATCAATTATATCACCAGGGTTAAATGTAAACGTATTAAATTTAATATCTGCTGGTGCAGTGTAAGCATAGTCTGATACAATAGCACCATTAACTTTTACTAGTATATCATATCCACTTGGAGTAGATGATAACACATCCGGTGTTGCACCAATATTGTATACTAGTGTTTTATCGTCTACCACAAGTTGCGTGATATAATGAGTGGTAATAATTTTTTGTTCGTTTCTTGCTGGACTTTGTTTCCATGCAGAATGATACTCTGGGGTATCTTTTAATAGTTTGTAATAGTAAGTACCTAATATTGTCTTAGCAGTACTAGTACCAAAAGGAATATATGTTGTTCTATTAGTATGAATAAAGTTTTCAAATGTTATTTCACTAGCAGATTTGTACGGAGTATAAGTTAAAGAAAATCCTAACTCGATATCTTTGGCGCCTGTGTTTTCTTTATATCCAAAAATTGGACTACCAGTAAAATCACTGTTGTTATAAAGACCCGAATGGCTTAGTTTGTTTCCAGCATCATCGTATAATTCAAACAGTGGTGCTTGGTTAGTTTTTATTTTCCTCTGAGCATTAACATAGTCTGTTCCGTTGTACAGATAGTCAATACCTTTAAAAACATTACCTTGTGCTATTGTTACTGTTTGATCAACTGCAATAGGTGTACTGCTAGTAGGTGTTAGCATAATACCAGTGCCTATTCCGCTAACCGTGTACAAGTACTTTTTATTTTCTTTTGATTCGTTTAAGAATAATAAAATGTCTCCATCAATTAATTCTCTAGTATCAATTGTTTTACTTGTTAGTGCTTCGACATCAGTTTTAAAAATACCAGTAACATTTACAGTTGCTTCGCCGTAACTGGTAGTACCTTGATTAAATAACTCTAAGTTGTTACTAAATTCTAATATTGGTCTTTTTGCACGATACTCTTTACTTGGCAATTCATCACCAGCCTCAATAAAGTTATCTCTGTGATACCAATGGTTTACCCTTGACCATGCGTTTTTATTTACAGCACCACGCTCTTGTACAATATAATCTTTAGCCGATAATTGGGCTCCACCATACTCTGTGCTATCTGTAATACTCTTTTCAACTAGCCTGATGCTTTCGCCTACACCTTGTACTAGGTACTCAACACCTGCTTTTACTCGCTGTGTAGAAGTATTAGCTGGGATAGTATAAGAGTTGTCTGTAAAGTTTACTGTCATGCCATTACGCAATGTTGTATTGCCTACAGTAAATAATTTTTTGCCTAATACATCTTCATCTAAATTAATAGGAGCAGATTCTGTTGAGGTAATAAAAGTTGTGCTAATGCCTGCTGGGTACCAAAAGTATTCTTGATAGTTTACAAACTTATCAATATCAATCGGTGGTACAAAAGATCTGTATCTGCTACCAAAAAGTTTATTATGATTGCTAGTATTTACACCGTAAACATTTAATGTATCAATGAACTCATCATAGAAAATTAAGTTTTCACTATCGCCTGTGACAGGGTTAATATTATTTACAGCAGGAGATAAATTATATTGGCGTCTGTCAGCATTATTTTCTTTAATAAATGCTCCTTCCAACTTAGTATCATCACCTGTTTTTTTACCAATAAAGCCTGCTAACGGAACTGTGTTAGCCTCACTGTATAGTTGTTCAACCGTAGCCTCAAAGAAATTTCTTATTGCTGACGTTTGCAGTACTACTGGTAACTGTTTTACGATTTTATCTGACATACTTTCCTTTACCTATCAGCTCTTAATGTTTGAGAGTTTATTTTCTCAACGATCTCAATATCACTAACCTTAGCAGTGTTCAAGAACATTTCATGTGAGTCTGCTTTAATTTGGAATAAGTCTCCAAATGATCCGCTAGTGTTTTTAGGAACAATAACAATACTACCAATGTTACTGCCTAAACGTTGATGTACATAACTGCTTAACTCTGTAAAATAAAATGTTTCGCCAAACTCCCAATTTCCAATTGCAAAGAATGCATTGAAGGCTGAAATTACTTTACTTTTAATTTCATTGTCGCTCATAGTAGATCCTGCTAACTTAACAATTCTAAACTTAGCCTGATTAGTTGATTCTGCATCTGCTCCAAACAATAATTTAAATTCTGCACTCTTATAAACTAGTGCATCACTTGCACTCTTAAATTCATCAAGTTTTGCAAATTCTACTGATAGTTGTGCTGGTGTCGGTGCTAATGGAAATGTTGTTCCTGGCACATTTTTATATTTCTGTATTTCATCGTTGTAGTTATTTGTTAATACTAACATTTCTACAATGTTACTAATGCTTGGATCTATACGAACATCTTTAGGTGCAACGTGTTTCCATTTAAGTATAATTTCATCATTTTCGATTAGTGCTGTATTCTGTCCTGCGGCTCTACCATTTCTTGCATAGTAGTCAGTTGTTTCAACTGGCGTAACAGCACTACCGTTACTATTCATTATGTATTGATAAATTTTCTCTGACGTATTATCATATACAACTAATCCTGTTGCATTTGTTATTGCGTCTTCGCCTAAGTTACCAACAATACTTTGAGGTAACTTATTAATATCTTTTACTATTAAAATATCTGTTGTCAGTAATGATTCTATTTTTTGCTGATCGCCGTTTGTGAGTGTGCCGCCATTTGATGCAGAAAAGTTTGTTGTAATAGTTTCTTCTGTGCGGTAATCTACAATATTTCCTGATACTGGTCTTGTATAACTATATCCATCATAGTCAGTGTAGTATTCAAAAAATACTAAATCTCTTGGGCCTACAAACTCCCTAAACTGCAAAGGTCTGTTAGGCACTAAATCACTGTCTGTGTCAACTGGTGATACTACAACTTTTCTATTATCAGTGTAACCGTCATTGTACTTAACTGGCTCTACTACAGTCCAGTCAACACTTTTATCTAACTTTTCTTTAGATTGCTTATAGTTAACAATTATCATGTCTTGACTTATTTGTCCAGACGCATCTGGTACATAAGTGTAATTGTTAGCAAACATATTAGAAATAATTAAGTTACCTGTTTGTGCAGATACGTTTGCATTTGCTAGTAGTATTCTTCCAGCAACCGCAGTATTAGCATTATTAACAGGACCAAAACTATAAGTTCCAGTTACTCCTGCTCTATAAGTTTCAAACTGGCTAGTACCTGTGTTATAATCTCTATAAACAACATCACCCGAACCATTTAGAATATTATATCCAAATGTAGTATTATCAAACGGTATAGTTATGTTCGAAGGCAATGAATTTATTTTACCACTGTTATTAGCAATAGTAACGTTAGGTGTTGTTGTTGATCCTAATGTGCCGTCATCGAAATATGTGTTTACAGAAACAATAGCATTGTTAACAAAAATATTTGCTGTGTCATTTCCTTCTCGGTATATGCCGCCGCTTGTCGAGTAATCTACTTCTATGTCGTGCCATTTAGCAGATCTTGTTCTTAACGGAATACCTGGATCGTAACTACTAGGATTATATTTTTCTCCTGTTTCATCACTTATCCATCTGTCTGCTATGCCAGTTCCTGACTCTGGTGTCCATTTAAATGTTTCTGCATTACCTGGCTTAAAGTTTAATGTTGTAAATTGTATTACGTCTCTGCTAGACTGGTTGTTGCTGTCTGCAACTTTAACATTATTAATATTATAAAATTTTAAATCGTTTTTACTTTGTACAACATATTGCTGTCCTCTTAGAGAAACAATATACTTGTAAGTTCGTGCATCAATTGCACTGTAGTCAAATAATAATAACCAACTAGAATCTAATTGTGTTCCTGAATTAGATTTTGCATTAGACAATGACCATTTACCTGTTCTGTTTAAATTTTGATACGATATAACGTACCACTGATCAATGTCTGCATCGTAGCCCAGTCCAAATGATCGTTTGTTTGTCATTTCACTTGATACAGCATTCAACTCAGTAGTTTCAAGTGTTTTACGCATAGTAGCAATATATTCTTCTGCTTTCCATCCATCCTGTATTGGAGCACTTAAACTAAATGGTCCTGTTGCTGTAGTAAGTCCACTGGACAGTCTACCAAAATTAGCAACACTTGTTACTCGTGCCCATGCATACTTTGTTGCATCATCTGGGTCTACGAATTTAATAAAGTTGTTTTCTGTAAACATTCTAAAAGGACGAACGCCTGTTAATGCCCCTGACGTGTATACAAATGAGTTGTCTAATACATCAACTGTACTATCACCTGATGTAATAGTTTCATGGAAGTATCCTGTACTACTTGTTCCGAGTACAACTGGTAAAGATTTCCATATAGCATTCTTTGTTGCAAGAGAAAAACGATTTACGTCAAACAGTTCTGATGAATCTCTAAATTGCTCGTAAACAAAGTTGTTAAGATTTCTATCTTTTAAAATTTGTGGTATTGTAAAGTTTACTACTGCTGCTACTGTGTTATCATCACTAATTGTAATGCCTGTGCTTCCAGGAGCATCTTCAATGTACAATGAACCATCGTTAGCAAAAGTTTCTAAATTTTGGAATGTTCCAGTTGGATCATTGATATCAATGTAACGACTGTGCCCAGCATGTGTTTTGTTTACTGCTTTTAGTTTTAAAATATTAGTTGTTTGACTAAAAGGAAATACATTGTAGTCTTGAGCACTTACCATTCTGTTTTGAGTATAATAAACCTGCGGTGCTCTTTGCTTAATAGCAGTAAGTGTTTCTGGTGCTAAACTATTGTTTACTGTTTCTTGTAAACTAAATGTTACAGTTAAATTAAAATTAACACCTGCTTCATTTTGATAAGGCAAATTTACTTTAATGTTTCTTGCATCTTCAGGTGCAAGTGCAAACGCCTCTGGGTCGCTTGTTCTATAGTAAGTTCTAAATGTTCCAAAAGGAATATCGCCAAAGTTGCCATCTGGGAAGCGTAATTTAATACCTGCGTTGTTTAAGTTTTCAACTGAGTACAATGTCCTAACACCAAATGCTAAGTCGTTGTAGTTAAGTGTCTGACCAACAGTGTTAGGAATCTGTGTCCATTTTGCAAGTGTTGCACCTGTGCTGTTAATTTCTTGTACAAACACATCTGTTTCGTTGATGTCTGCTATGTTAACTTCTTGTGTTCTACTTTGCACTGGGTCGCTGTAGTTATAATCAATGGACTGTAACCTGCCCTGCTTGAACATAACAAAGAAGCCAGAATTTATACTGCTAATACCAGTGCCATCGTTTCTGTAAACTAAGTTAAAGTTATTTAATTTGTCAGGGTGTAGTTCTTCGAATGCACCTTCTTTGAATGTAGGATTTACTACCTGGAATGTTCTAGGAACACCACTTACTGTTAAATCAAAATCAAATGCTACTGGAGCAGTTAGAGGTGTATTTAATTCGTATAGGTCAGTTGCTATTCCATTAATTGTTCCGCTTTTAGTTGGCGTACTAAATCTGTTTGCTGAATTCATTGCAGAGTTAAGAATAGTAATAAACTGTTCGTAACTATCTGCGTTGTTTGCATCATCCCAAAAAATGTTAGTGTTGTTTAACTCGTTACCTAAACTATCTCTAATAGGCTCGTTAGTTCTAATTGCAACAATTTTCATTAAGCCATTTGCTGGGATATTTCTTCGTGGATTGTATCCTAACTGTCTAGCAAGTTTAAATACCGAATCTCTTCTTTCAGCAGTTTCTAAAAAGTTTTCTCTGCTGTTTAAGTCCATTCTAAATGTTAAGGACTGAGAAAGATATGCTAACAGTTCTATGATAGCAATAAATTCTGAACTTTCAATATAGTCGTTAAATGTTTCTGGGTAGTTTACACGCACATACTCTACTAGAGCTGATCGAATAGTATCAAAATCATATGCTTGAAAATTTACTTCACTATATGCTTTATACGCTACTTTCCAATCTTCTGCGGCGAATAAGTTATTTTGTCTGTTTACCAATGCCATGTATTATACCTGCTGTTCGTTTTTAAATTCTAAGTATAGAGTATCTTCGCTGTTTAGTATAACATACCTTAATTCAACTTCAGCTCTTACTGTATGATTGCTTGTAAACAGTGTAATGTTAACTAAATCAACCCTAGAATCTTTGTCAATAATTCTTGTAATATCGTCTTTAATATCAGACTCAGTAAAAGAGTCTTCTGGATTCATTAATAAATCCCATACTATGCAACCAAAGTTAGGACGCATAACTCTTTCACCTTTTCGAGTATTAAACTCGTTCAGCAGATCTCGTTTTACTAAGTCCATGTCCGAAAGTGAAAATGGTGCCTTAACCTTATCTACTGTACTGAATCCTCTGAATATTGTAGCCATACTCTTATTTATCTACTTCTTAAACTAGAGTTTTAATGAATGAACAAAAAGGTTGACACTTCACAAAAAGGTGCTATAATGTATGCAATGTAGCAATTTTTGTTACAGAAACAGCTCTAATTTAGAGCATAACATCCACGCAGCGAACAAGGTAGACAGAAATGTTTAAACTGAATCGCGAGTTTGACCAACTATGGTCTAAAGCAGTAAAGATTAATGAAAGGAGCAATGGGCATCGGTTCCATCGTATTTTTCAGCAGTCTAAACGCTTTGTCACAGTTGGACTATATGACTCAGTGACCAAACAGTATGCACTGTTTGATACGATAAACTTTGCTGGAAATTTTCGTTACGACAAAAACATCAAACCAGATGAATTTGCAGTGATGGAAAAAATGGTTCAAAAAGCCAGTTAACAGCAAGGTAGTACTAAATATGTGTGTAGGAAACTACACACATATTTTTTTTATCCGGAGAACGAATTGAACACAAAGCTCTCTTCTGTAAATCAGATCATTCATGATCAAAACCAAACTATTAAAAATCAAGCAGGTACAATTTCACTATTAGAAAAAATGGTGAGAGAGGAATCTGAAGCAAAATATAAGGCTTGGAAAAGATTAGCAGAAGTAAAAAAACTTAATGATTTAGACTAAACCCTTTCTAAGTTGTTTTAAATCACTAGCCTGTTTGGCAAACGGTACCAAATTTGGATAAACTTTTGGTTTTATACTGTCCGGTGACTGAAACAGCTCACCTTCAAATTGTCGTCTTTGATAATAATCTTCTTGTATAGTTGGTACACCGGCTACGTTTAATGTACTATGAGCCATTAGTAAGTTAGGCACCTTCTCAAACTGGTTATTATTAACTGCATTAAGCACTTTACTTTTTGCAAAAGTCTTAGTCCCACAATGATTTGCAAAACTTGTAAGAGAACACAATTGGTTATCGCTTAACTGTGTAGTGCCGCATAGAGATTTTACTATTTGCCCAGTTTGTTGTATATCACATGTAGCATGGATAGCAGTACTTGTTGGGCCTAGTCCTTCTTGGAAATCAATTATTTTTACACCGCCGGAGTAATAGATAGTAGACGGCCCATCTTTAATCATTTGAATACCTTGGCTTAATAATGCGCCTTCGATGTTTGTTCCTTGTTCTCCAGACTTAACAGTAGCGATGATACCTTGCATAGATTTAGCCTTACCGGACTGCAGATCTGCTGGCATTCCTTTAACATCATATGCTAACATCTTAGACTTATTTTGAGCAGCGGTAACTTTGCCGCCTATACCTGCAACAATTGTACCATTTGGTGTAGTTGTTGGTTGCCTAATAGCAGGTATACTAGAACTTAGGGAAGCCTGTAAGTCTCCAGCAATATTTGCATCAAATTTCTTTGATTGTGCTATGGCAAAATTATTTTGTACTTGAGCTGGACTAGTGTACTTAGGTGAACCGTCATTGCCGGAATATCCTGATTGTAATCCACCCGGAGTATTAACATCTGCAGGATCGTTGCCTCCAACGCCGTTACTGCCAGGACTAAGTGAGTCTGCTAGTCGATCGTCTGGAACCATATTGTCTTGGTCGTCTTTTGCTGGGTTAGGAAGACCGTGACCTATGAATGGCTCTGATGTAACTAGTGTAGTAACAATAGTTGTAATTTGTGCCGCGTCGCCTGTTCGTCGACCAGTTGTTGCATCGCGAGTAGAGGTATCGCTGTAATTAATTTCTCCAATAGGATTGTCTTCGAGCGTATCAGTATTGATTGGGGTTGCAGTGTCTGATGTTTCTGCATCATCTGCTCCCGGGCCGCCACTGTTCATTAATACTTTAGGTGCTTTTTCTACAATATTGCCGCCTGCTTCTAGTACTTGTACTCCGCCGGAACCAGTTGTGACTTTACCACCTGCTGTAGTGGCTACATCATTTGCTACGCTATTATGTAAACTATCGCCAGTTGTATTTTTAATAGAGCCTGCAGCATTAATGTGTAGCTCGCCTGTGTTTGCAGTTGCAAACATATTTGCTTCTGCTAAAAGATTCATATTCGATCTTGATTCTATATTAACTAGTCCGCCGGCGCCTTCGCCTTCGCCTAGGTATTCTGCACCTTCGTTGTCCATTGCAGCTTTAATATTTACATTTTGTCCTGCTTCAATGTTAACATCGATGTCTGCTCGTAGATTAAAGTTTCTTTTTGTACGCATGGAAATGTCGTTTTCTGCATACATAAACACTTGGCCTGATGATGCAAACTCCATCCACACATTACCTTCTTTATTAATTAAGTATACCATTCCACTTGTATCATCTAATAATAGTTGACTACCTTGTGCTGAACGAATTCTTATTTGCCTAGAATTTAAATTATCATCTAGTGTAATACTGTGGCCGCCGAGTCTATAGTTAAAGTTTTTTGGGTCTCTAGGTCCCGGTGTTAATAAACCAAATACTTCACTAGGAGATTCTCTCCTAGCACTCGATGAGCCTGCACCTCTTATTGGGTCATGGGCTAATCCTTGCTTAACTATTGCCGATGCTAACGTATGCTGTATAGGCCTAAATGTATCATTATGATTAATGTCTGCTGTTCTTTTATTTTTTTCTAACGTAGGCAAATTCAACTTGCCGGCTTGGTATGTTTTTCCACCTGCATTACTTGGAAGCATATAATTTAATCTATCTGGAAACAAGCAACTCAGTACCATAGGATATTTTGTATTGCCGTCACCGAATGCTATAAGGACTAAATTACCGTTGTCTGGTACCGTTGTCCATAAACCGTAACTGCTCTGAGTGTCTTGTGGTGATTCTACATCTTGCCCTACTGTTCGAGGATCTGTACTGCCTGCAAATGGACTTGTCCATACTGCATCAAAATACCCTGCTGGCGAATTTTTGTCTTTGCTTATTGCTGGAATAAACACACGCACTCTACCAGTTCTACTAATATCCTTTGTTGAAACTATTTCTGCAAGGTATATACCAAATACAGCATCTTTACTGATATTCTTTTTAATTACAGGATTCTTTTTACTTGCTGTATCTCTGTTAGAACTAATACCCATTACGGATTACCTCCAGTTGCATCTTTTTCTACTTTCTTTAAATCTATTGCGGTTTGTCTTATTAAGTTAAGCTCTTGCGAAAATTCTCCACCTGAGAACATATGGTTAACTCCTCTGACCATGTACACGCCTGTTAAGAAATATGATGTACCCATTTTACTCCAGTAACCACTGTTACTAGGGCTGTCTTCATCTTCAACATCAAAATCAAACAACCTAGGTGTTTGTAAATCAAACAACACATAGTTTTCGTCGCCTTGTATTTTTATTGATTTTTCATCTGTTTTATCTTTAACAAATTCACTTCCTTTTACTTCTGGCTGATTATCCCCTTTTGGAGGACCTAGCCACCAAGGGTCGCCTTTAATTTCCATATCTAGTGTTACAAGGAAATCATCAATTGCATGTTGTTGCATTAAATATCCAAACACTGTGTTTCTTGGAGTACCGTTATAAGTTGCGTCTTCTGCAGGGTTAGG